GATGCATATTTCAATACAGCATCATTCCTATCACACCATTTCAAGAAGTGTAATTCCCAACTACTACGGTAGACTATATTTCTCGCATCCCCCATATATTTTTCAGGATGTTGGGGGTGAAATCTACCTTGATGATACTTCGAACCCCTTGGCATCAGTTATACATAGTAATAGAAGTAGTATCAGTATTTAGATGCCAGGTCCAACGCCGAGATCATATAGAACTTCTGAAATAAAGACGAGACTTCTTAATGTTGCTCGTCCTTCAACATACATGGTGAAGTTTACACCGCCTCCAGCGGTGCAATCCTTTATGTCTTCACGTAATGTAAGTTACACTACTCGGGGTGAGGACTTTGAGTTATCTTGTAGTGTCATCAAAACTCCATCAACAAATTTCCTTACACACGCAGTTAGTGCAGACTATCATGGTGTGACACAGGAGATTCCATATCGTAGAGCATATGAGAATGAGATTGGATTGACATTCTATGTTGACCATAACTACGAAATCGTTGAATTCTTTGAAGGTTGGGTGGATTATATGAGTGGTGTCGGTTCCACTTTAGATAGAGAAGCTTACAGGTCCCCACAGGCTTTCTATAGACAGAACTATTATAATGATTATGCATCAAGTAGTCTCTTTCTGACAAAATTTGAAAGAAGTTATGTCAGTTCATTAGGGGATATTGGTCAGAAATACATGGAATATGAGATGATTCAGGCATATCCAAAAGCTATAAATAGTATGGAATTGGGATATGCTCAAAAAGATTCCCTTCTCACATTGGATGTGACTTTTGGTTATACCCGTTACGTTAGAGTAAGAAGATGAAGACTTTAAGAGAGTTCCTATCTGAAGATGCTGCATCAGATACCCAGTCAACGATTAATCGTAGTGTCCCTGGTGGTGGTTCAGATACCTTTGGGGACCCAGTAGATAGGACATTTAAAAAGAGACCAAAGACTGGTCTTGGAGCTTATCTGAAAGATAAACTTAAAGGTGGGGATGACAATAAAACAGATAAACCAGAAAAACAAAAACCTGGTAGAAATACTGCATATAGAGGATCAGGTGTAGGAAGAAAAGACACTGTAGGAAGACCAAAACCTGGTGTAAGTCCATCATCAAATGGTAGAGCATTACCAGCCGGTAAAGAACGTAAAGCACTTCCTGCAGGTAAAGACTCAATGGTTGCAAGAAGAACAGCTGCTGCTAAACAAACACCACAACACAAACAGATCTCTGCAAGACCAGCATCAACTGCCATGGCTGGTAGTAGACAGAGACCTGCAATCAGACCCGCTAAGTCTAACCTCTCAAGAGACAACATGGGCGTACAAAAGGTCAATGTACAAGACCTTGGACCATCCACTCAGAAGAGACTAAATCCTGCCAGAAGTAATCAAAGACAGTTACCTCCTGGTAGATGATGGATGAAGAACAACAGGAATATCTTGATAGTAAAATCAACCGATTTTCTGAAGAGGAAGTCAATCGTATCAAAGCGATGAGGGTTGAAGATGATATGATGTTGGAAATCATTGATAAACTCCAAACTGAAGTAGAAGTTGTTCCTGATGTCGGTAAATATTTTACCTTTATATACCGTGCAAAAACACCAAGAGTTGAATACGACAGATTTCCTTTAGTTGCTGTAACTGGTCTTTTTAGATGGGGATTTAGAGGTCTGAACTATCATTGGGGTGAATTTAAAAATTACACCTGGGAAGAATTAGGAAGTAATCTATATAAGGTATATCCCATGGAATTGAAGACCCTAAGAGCAATTCCATATCAAAGTTTCACAATAAATAATTAAAATTCCTTAGTATAATGGCTGTAGATAAGTCTCAAGTTGTTTTTGACGGGATGATTCTCGAACAACAAGTAAATACAGTTACTGGAGAAACGTATCTTTATTCTAAGGATGGAAGTACACAACTTGCAGTAGGTAGAGGAAGTGACTGGTCAATAATAAATGAATCAGCATTCAGAAGTGCATATAATTCAGTTCCTGGAAATAGTTCAACCTCAGCAACATTTGAAAGTAAATTTCAAGCCAATACAACTACTTTTAATAATGCAAGAACGGAAGTTTTAAATACTGTGAATGAAGGTAATGACTCTGCTCAACAGACAATTTTCGAAAATAAAGTTCCAGGGGCACAAAATCCAACCACTCGTCAATATGTAAACAATGATGGATCGGTTACTGATGGTGATCCATTCAGTAATGGACCAAGTAGTACAGTTTCAGCAAGAAATGCAAATACAGGAACTCAAAACCCTAGTTTGAATAATACTGGTACAGACATAGAGGGTTCAAATCTTAGCTCAGTTAATAATTCTGATCTTAGCTCAGTTAATAATTCTGATAATCCCAATAGTATCAATAGAACTACTGGTGGTGCAGACAGTGTAGACAACAATTCTACAACTCCTGGATCAGGAAATTTTGGTGGTGGTGTTCAAGTTGGTGGAAGTGCAGAAATCTTAAGGTATCCATTAGAGATGCCAGACGCATTTGAATACGACTTCATCAGTATTCAGGCAAAAGAATATGCACCGACTGGATTGACTCCTCAAACAGGTGACTTGAGTCAATCGAATGTGGGTGGTGAATCATTTGAAACTGTCATTCTTCCGATGCAACCGAACTTGACAGAATCAAATGCTGTTAATTATGAAGAATCAAGTGCTAACTTCATGCAATTGGCGGGTGGTAAACTTGCGGAGGGTGCAATTGAGGGTCTTGGAAGTGGTGATTTTGCAAAAATTGGAGAGGCTGGTAAAGAAGCTCTAGCCAATGCACAGAGTATAGCAGGTGATCCTGCAACAAAGAAATATCTTTCTGCATATTTTGCAGGTCAAGCAGTTGGCACAAACCTTGTCGGAAGAGATACGGGAATGGTCGTCAATCCAAACATGACCGTATTGTTCAATGGTCCGACTTTGAGATCATTCCAGTTTAGTTTTCCAATGACCCCAAGGTCAAGTGCAGAAGCACAAGTTATCAGAAAAATCATCAGAGCATTTAAGAGAAACTCATTACCACAAAGAGCAGAATCATCAGCTTTCCTGATGACACCAAGAATATTCCTGATCAAGTATATTTTTAGTAGCAATTCGACCACAGAGGCCACACATCCATTTCTAAATAAGTTTAAACCTTGTATGTTGACCAATTTCAATGTCAACTACACTCCAGACAATTCTTATATGACTTTGAGAGATGGATCGATGACTCGATACACCATCGATTTGACTTTCAAGGAAGTAGTTCCAAACTTCGCAGATGAATATAGCAATATTGAAGAACAAAACATGGGATTCTAAACATGGCAAAAAAGTATTTTAGAAATATACCCGATTTCGACTATATTAGTAGAACGAAAGATGGTCAAAGTATATCTGATTATACTCGGGTAAAGAATATCTTCAAGAGAGCAAAGATCTCCGAAGATATCTTTCAGGATCTCAACTTCTTCACCAAGTATCAAGTCAAGGGTAACGAAAGACCTGATAATGTTGCGAAAAAGGTCTATAACGATCCTAACCTTGATTGGTTGGTGATGTTATGTAATAACATCTTAAACTTCGAGACAGAATGGCCTAAGGATCAGCATTCATACGATAAGTACCTTTTGAATAAGTATGGTACACATGAAAAGTTGAATGAGGTTCATCATTACGAGACAAATTTAGTAACTGACAAAGCAGGTAAACAAATTGTCCCAGAGGGATTGGAAGTACCTCAAGACTTTTCGATCACTTTCTTTGATCCTACCTTGAAACAGATGGTAACAAGGTCCAGCACATTCCCCGTTTCTAATTTGATCTATGAAAATAGACTTGAAGAGGATAAAAGGAGTATCTTCGTTCTGAAGGGTACTTACCTTGCACTCGTTATAGATGATATCAATGCGATTATGCCATATACCCCAGGGTCTACTCAATACGTATCAGACCGTGTTGTAAGGGGTGAAAACATAAGACTTTATATCTAAAAAAAAGTAAAGGGGCCATTTTGGCCCCAGGATTTTTTTTGCGGCCTTTTTGAAATCAAAAGGCGATTTTGGTATCAGGACTCCGCAAGCTTACTGAAGTAGGACATGGGGTCTTCGTCATCGTCTCCCTTACTGACAGTAATATCAGGAGAGTTGAAGTCAGAAGTTGTCTTTGAAGTCTGGTAGGAGTCTTCCAGTTTTCGCATGACTTCTTCTTCGGAGACAGTCTTTCGTTCTGTTGCTGCGTAGTTATCATACTCAGTTTCTTCCTCTACGGTTGATCGACGGGTGGACTTGTTGCCCAGTACATAATCAAGACGCTTCTTCAGTTCATCATAGGATTTGAACTGATCGGGTGCAGTGAAGGCAGTGAGTGAATACTGCTTCTTCCAGATTGCTTCCATCGCTTCATCGTCATCCAAGAGAGGAGACACACGATCGAACTCGGAACTATCATAGTTCCAGTAACCAGCAACCTTCTTCAGTTTGAGTTTGAAGTTGGCACCTTGCCAGAAGTCAAAGGGGTTGATAGGAGTTTCATCTTCGAATTCAGGTTGCATTGCTTCCATGATCTTGTCGAAGATCTTCTTACCAAACTTGTACAGGAATACCTTACCTTCATTCTGAGGGTTGGCAGGGTCCTTGACCACGTAGATGTTTGCGTAGAAAGAAAGTTTACGCTTTTGTTTGCGAACGGTTTCCTTATCTGCTTCGTTACCACTGTTCCAGAGTTCACGGTTCAGTTCACCGATAGGATCCTTACCACCAATGGTAGTCAGGGAGTTTTCGATGTACCAACCACCAGGACCTTGGAAGGCATGGGAGAACAGTTTCACCCAAGGGAGATCTTCTCCTTCGGGAGCAGGAAGGAAACGAATAACAGCATATCCGTTACCACTTTTATCCATCTCTGGTTTCCACAGACGGTCATCGGCACCACCGCCGCCACCACCGTTTTGCTTCTCTACTTCTTTGACCAGTTTCTGTGTCAGAGAACCAAGAGAGGATTGTTTCTTTAAATCTGAGAAGTTAGACATTTGTTCCTTGTATTAGTCGTATTTGGTCTGTTCCCCGAGTTTGGGAGGGGGTTCGGGGTCCCCCATAATATAACCCCTTTACGGGGAGGTGTCAACAGTGTATTTAGGGTGTTTCTTCCACCCCTTGTGTTGTTTTCTACCCTCTGAACCACGATACATTTTACTCATACCACTTTGGTCTAAATTATTCTCAAGACAAAATTGTTTGAGCTTATGGACGACCACATACTGACCGTCAGGAGACTGTAGGTGGTAAGTTTTACTTGTATCAGGAGGATTGACCCTCCCCCTCTCATAACCCCCTCTAATGTTGTCTGATTGTGTTCCCCAGACCAGGTTGGTGTAATGATTGTTAGAGGGGTCGTCATCCATATGTTGAACCACAGGATAGTTCTCTGAATTAGGACAATACTTTTCTCCTACAAGTCTATGGACATAAAAACACCTGAACTTTCCATCATCACATTTCAGACAGACATGTTTGTAACCTTGACCCCTGTCATATTGTGTCATAACTTTGTTATCGTCTCTGACGACGATACCTTCAGGGGTCACTGTGTATATTGATAAGTAATTCATCAGAGACTTTCGTCAAGGCGTTTTCTCATATTATCTATGACGTTCGTCATGTTACTGAAAACGTAAGACAGATCCACGTCAGCAGGGAATCCCAGTTGACGAGCAGAGGACATAATACTGTCCTTCATCAACTGGGCTTCAGGATCGTCAGAAAGACTCAGACGAGTGTATAGAACCTGTTGTTTCTTCAACAGGTCCTCCAACATTTCTACATGTTCTAACTTATCTTTGTTAGACATGGACGGAAATGAAAAGACATTCTTATAGATCTCCTCTTGGAGTTCTGCAATCTCTTTCATTTCTGTTTGGACTATTTCTGACTGAAAGAAACTCATTCTTCCTCTGTTGTTTGTGGTTCTGATTCTGCGATAGTTTCTTGTTGCTCAATCCCTTCAATCTGTTCAAGGACATCGATAGCACCTTGAATTTTTAGATACATCTCACGACCATTCTCGAATTGTTGTTCGAGTTCAGCCTTTTGTTTTCTCAAGTTTTCAAGTACAGTAGCATTATCAAGTGCCATGGATAATAACCTCCTTAAGGATCGATTTAAATTTGAATACATCAATATGTATAAAGGAATCGTACTTGTCAATTCTCATCGACAAGAACTTCCAGATAGGATCATTGAGTCTCCTATCAAACTCACCTTTGAATCCCAGAATCTTATTTAAAATGACCAGGGATTCAAGTGATAAGTTCTTTCCAAGATGTTCCCTTACAATGTGTGGGTGTCTTGTCCCATCAATGTAGAACATCTCGTCAAACTTTTTGTCTGAAAAGACATTTTCTATTTCTGTTCGAAATGTGTAAGATAAACTCTGAACACGTTTCTTCCATCTGGTGTAATTTGTCTCACCGTTTCTGACGATCTCACCAATCCACAGAGACTGAGGATCATCACAAGACACAAAATTAGAGACAAAGAATTCAATAACTTCACTATCATTTTTCTGACGACTCAATTTTTCAAAAAAGAACCTGTCGCGACGTTTATAAAAAGATTGTATAGATGCACGGGACTTACCACAGTATTTGTGATAGTCAT